AATAGGCGTAAGTTTAATTTTGGACTGTAGTTGTTTGTAAGTATTATTTTGACTAATCTTTTTATTGGTAGACTCAATACTATTGATACTAGAGTCCAAGGCGGAGGCTTCTGTTATTAAGGTTGTGTCTAACTCAGGGGCAATAACAACGTCTTTTAAGGTTAAATCTGTCTTTTCATACTTGTTTAACCAGCTAGATACAGTATTAACTTGAGACTGTACTGCAGTAATATCTTTAGTAAGTTGAGTGCTTACTTCTTTAAAAACTTCTGCAGCACGAGTATACTTACCTAAATTAAGTATTTCGATAAGGAACTTTTTACGAGCAGTATCAGGAGCTGTTAAAAATTCTAAACTGCTGGCATTTGATTGATAAACAATCTGTGCAAAACTCTTGTGATCAAAACCTAGTATATCTTCGATCATTTTATAAGTTGCGGTTGCAGTATGTGCAGATATATCTACACCTTCTTTAAATAACTTAACAGTTTGAGCAGTACCACGACTAGATTTAATTGTATAGTCTACATCATCTCGATTAAAGTCTAATTCAATAGTATAGGTTTTATCTTTAATATGGCGGTTAAGGATATCTGCTTTCTTAATGCCTTTTGAATTCTTATTAAATAATACTTCTTCTAAGATAAGAGCAATAGAACTTTTACCGTGCCCATTACGCCCTACTAGTTGTGTAAGCGGGGCTGAAATAAAATCAATCTTATTATCTTTTCCGTAACTAAAGGCGTTAGCCCATCGTAGTTGTTTTATAGTTATCATTTACGAGTAGTCTCTTTTTTAGTTCTGGTAACCCGCCTATATACTCACCACCAATAAATATTTGTGGTACTGAACGAGCGTTTGGTACTTTTTCAATTAAATCTTTTTTAGTATATGTACCAACGCCAATCATACACTCTGTATATTCAATAGCATATGAAGTTAGTAAACGTTTAGCTTCTTGGCAAGCGGGGCAGTTGGTTTGTGACCAAACTTCCGCTTTATTCGGATTCAATCTTGTCTGCATGATTTTGGAATTCCTTTAATACGTTTTCAATAGTATCTTCTGGCAACTCTAGGATGTAGGCAAGATACTCACGAATTTCTTCTGACATAGACATTTCTTTGTCTAGGATTAGGGCACTATCTGTATCCCGCTTAATTACTTTACGATCAATTAGATCTGAGTCTTCTAGTTCGCCAAGTTCTTGCATATCGCCCTCAACCTGATAAATAGTGTGATCGTAGTCAGTTTGAGGTTTAGGGTCATGTACAGCTACTGTACGACGAATAAGTTGAGGTAACTGTAGTTTGCGCCACTCATGTGTTAGAGTCGTAGTATCTAGTATAACCACACCAGTATCCACATTATGACGATGAAAACTAGTAGTAACGGGACTACCAGGATAGATAATATTTTTTTGACAATTTTCGTAGCTGTGTAAGTCGCCTGCTAAAACAACATCATAACTTGCAAATAGCTCTAAATCCATTTCAGGCTTTACGTGTGGTGGAATCTCTCCACGAACGTGTGTAAAGCAAATATTCCCACGAATTTGAAAAGGGTCTTTTTCAAACTCTTTTAATTTATTATATGGTATAAAGTCCATATTTTCCACTTTGCAGTAGTCATCAATAATTTCTACTTGTGGATTTAAACGATTGGTAACTTGTTTTAGGTTAGTAAGGAAAGTTGTATCCTTTTTAACTGCTTCATGATTTCCCGCGTAAATAATAGTAGGAATTTTGCAGTGATTAACCAAATCAAAATATGTTTCTAGTTCTTCCATGTTAGGAAGCTTATCGAATACATCTCCGCCAATAACAAACATATCGCATTCCGTTTGTAGGTCGTAGAGTTGTTGCCAGAGCATATTAAATCTATTCTTAGCCCATTCAATGGGTACGTTCTTCTGACCCAATTTGATATGGACGTCAGCTGTAAATAATACTTTCATATTGCCTTATGAGACAGAAAAGCCCGCTAAGCATTTCGTTTAGCGGGCTTAAGTTTTTTAACCAAGTTCTTTGACTGCTTCTTGCTCAGAAGATTCGGCTTCGCCATCTTCTTCACTATTGGTAGTAATCTTTTCCAACAAGGCTTTTACATCTGCTTCCGTAGGACGAGGAAACTTCTCATCAATATTCTTAGCAGCGTCAGCCATAGCACGCTCTTCATCAGTTAATGGGCGGGCTTTGCAACGCAAAACTTGCAATGTATACTCAACATTAAAAGGCAGTGGGCCTGTCTTTACACGCTTGAATACAACATCCCAACCAGTATCATAGTCAGTAGGGTCTCCCAAATCTTCAGCCGCTGTAACAATTTGCTCAAACAACTTCTTTTTCAAGTTAAGAGCAACAACTTTTTGCGACTTAGGGTCAATACAATTTACAGAATAGCTCCAAGAGCATTTTGCTTCTGGGAAGTACTCAGTAACATGATCTTTTTCAATGTTATCAAACTTCTCCTTTTCACGACTAAACGCCAAACATTCAACTGGAATATCTTTGTTATTAGTGCCTTTCAGCCAATAAATGTATCGTGGAAGAACTCCGCCAATTAAGCGGACCGTATTTTCGCCATCTTTGTATTCGTAAGATTCGACTTTGTTTGATTGTGCTTTACCTTTGGTATTTTTAAAACTAAGTGCCATTTTTATTTTTCCTCGTATTTGAAGTGAATTTTGTTTTCTGTTATTTTTAGTAGCGGATTTGATTTTATTGCGTTTAAGTCAATATCTGAATAAAAAGATAGGTCTAGATATGTGTAACCGTAATGTTTATATATGGCGTAAGTTCTACGCCCCGCTAATCTTATGTATTGTGCTTTATGTACAATATCTGTTACGTTATCAGTAAATAAAAGAGCAGGGTTTATTAGAAAACTATTACCTTTTAAGTTAAAAATCGGTTTGATTTTACTGTATTGGTTTTTAGGAATAGATTTTCTAATAAAATGCAATCTTAAAGTTTCAACTAATTTTGTTGAGTCGCATTGTGTTTCGGACTCAAGCAATCCAAGGTTGAAGAAAAGGGTCATATACTGAAACTTAATAAATATTATACCATTTTAGATATCATTTGACAAGTGAAATTTTATCTACGCTAACACTTTCCAGCCTTTGCGGAGATAAAGCCCTAACCTATCTGTGTTTTGCTTCTTATCAGCGTATCCAGCAAATTGAATGTCTACTATAATTGGGTCTAGTTTACCGTCATGCATTCGCATAATTCTACCAGCAATTTGTTCTAGTAAACTATCGTTTGACATAGGAACAGCTAAGATTACACAACTTAGGATGTTGATTGAAATTCCCTCTGAAAATATTTGCCTGCTACCAGCAATGCACATTTTTTCTTTGGCAAGGATTTGCTCTTTTGCTCGTTGTCTATCTTCAAAACTGGTTCCCCCAGTAACCAACAAACACGTTTCACCAACATACTCTTTTACTTTCTCTAAGAATTCTACACGATCCGCTATAATGAGAACAGAATGACCTTCAGCAATATGTAAATTAGCAATATCGCTAATAAACTTTCTATAGTTGTCATTTTGTGTTAAGTCCGTTATTTTGTCTACCCAGGTAGCATTAGGTTTAAGAGTAATGCCACTTTTTACCATGTGAATAGTAGGGGGTATAGTATTAGAAACGGGTGGTTTTAATACTGTTGTACCAAAATAGTCTTTGAAAAGAATGTGTTTACCATCTTTTCTTATCATAGTCCCGCTAAGGGCTATTCTATATTTGGCATGAAAGCTATCAACTGTTCCAGCAAATGTTGTTGCAGGACAATGATGCGCTTCATCTAATATTACTGTTCCAAACTCTTTAGCAAGTTCCGCAGTATGCTTAACTAAAGTCTGTATGTTTGCAACAGTAATAAAGTGATCCTCATAGTTTAAATCACCGCCGCCTATGATTCCACATTCGCAACCAAATAGGGTTTCAATTTCTTCAATCCATTGATCTCTTAAAGCTGCGGTATGTGTTATAACTAAAGTTTTCTGTCCGAACTTTCTGGCAAGATGTAGTGCTGTGAAAGTCTTTCCCCAACCTGGTAAAGCATTTATAAAGCAAGTACCCTCTACTTCATTGTAGATTGTTTGTTGATCTTCATAAAGCTCAAATTTAGGGACAGGAAAAGGTGCTGGAACTAAAACTCGTTTATCTATTATTTCGTAATCTTTGGGGATTAAGTCTGTACGACCTTGTGGGATAGAAAGAATTCCCTTGATTAACGACTTATAGTTTTTAATTGTTTCGACACTAGCAAATTTCTTTGAACCAGTGTCTTTATGTATTTTGTAGGTAAGAGACTTAATTACGTGTTTAGTATGCTCTACACCTGGATTATCTAAGTATATTCTGTTTGATATAACTGCTTTTGCCACTATACTAGTCTCCACGTATCTTTTTGTGGATATTCGTAGTATCCGTAAAATAAATAGCTATTATCCATATATAAAACCCCTGCGTATTGGTGATAGCTTTCAGGCTGAATCATAGTTTTGAATCTATGAGCCACGCCTTCCAATTCTAATACACACCCTATACCCTCCGCAGGTAACACTTTAGTAATCTTCTTTGTTGTCAGTTTGGCGCGCGTAGATTTTTTATGTTGAAAAACTTGTCCGTGGCTATCAATAAACCATGTTGTTGATTTTGCTAACTTAATAATATCTACAAGAAAGTATACTGCTGAACTTATAGGAAACAACGTTGCTTTGCCTTGCAAAGCAAGTCTTCGTAAGCCTAAAGTAGGTTTATCAATAGACTTATCGTCTACAAACCTATAGTTTGTTGTGTGTTCAGCAGTATCCTTATCACTATATTCTGATTTATAGTATACTATGCCACCCTCTGTTTCAGGCTGTTTCTCACCCAGCCTGAACACGGGAAATACGATTTCCTGTAGTTTCATAGTAACCTTCCCAGTCGCCAAAACTATAGTCACTGCCTACGTCTTGGTCAACGCCAATAGGAGTATTTGGGATTTCACAACCCCACTTGTGTTGAGTATTGCGTTTTAAGATTTCACAATACGCATCTACGTGTTCTTCTTTTACTAGTGCAACAATAGAGTCGTGTACTAACATGAAGATGTTTGCGTCAATGCCTTTTGCTTTAATTTCTTCAGCAGTTCGCATTGCACCAAGTAAATTAACGTCTGAGGCAAGGCTTTGTACTTCGGCATTGATTCCTGATCTGACTTCATGTGCTGCAATACCTTTATCTGAGCTAAAGACATTTGGTAAGCGGCGTTTTCTACCAAAGAATGAGTAAGTGTATCCATTTTGTTCAATAAATGATTTGCGTGTGTCTAGCCAATTTTTTAACTTACTAAATTTCTTAAAGTATTGTTTAATATCTTCTCTGGCACGGTCAACTGGATAATCTTCGCCAGTGGCTTTTGATACAGTTTGTGATACTTTATTAGCACCCGAACCATACAAAATACCGAAAGAAATAGCTTTAGCACTCTGACGCATACTGCCATACTTTTTCTTAACGTCTTCAACCGCACAAGGCAAGTCAAACACCATTTTAGCAATAGTTGAGTGAAAGTCGCCACCGCTAGAAAATACTTCTTGTAAGTTCTTGTCGCCACTCAGCACAGCTGCATAGTACATTTCGGCGGTGGTCAAGTCTTGCGAAACGATCTTAAAACCCTCTGGAGCTTTGATGCAACCTTTGATAATAGGATTGTCGCGAGGTATTTGCTGAGCGTTGAACTTCCCAGAACTACTAAGCCTACCGCTAGTAGTAAATATAAGATTAAAATTTGTACGTATGCGACCATCGCGGTCAAGCTCTGGTAAAATCTTTGAAATATAGGTGTTTTGGATTTTTCCAAGTTGTCGTACCTTTAAAATCGCCGCAGGGAGTGGGTGCTCTTCTGACAACTGTTCAAGTACCTCTGCATCTGTTGAGACTGCACCTGTAGCAGTTTTCTTTCCAGTGGGGGATAAACCAAGATAGTCAAAAAGAACAACCCGTAACTGCATAACACTATTGGGATTAAAGATCTTTCCAGTATCTTGCTCAAAACGCTTAACTTCTTCAAAACCATATACCACCTGCTTAGCTTTCTCAATCTCATCGTCAAGATATAAGTTGGCAGCAGCCATTCTTTCTTGACTAATGGGGATTCCTACTTCTTCCATATCCATTAGGAATAGTGTACCA